TATACGTATTACTGATTAAGCAAAACGTAGGTTAGCGGATGTTACATCAACAGTCGCTAGGTAGTCACCTGCATTACCTAGAGAAGATGCTGTGTTGGTCAACTCAACATAACCATAACGTGTCATGAATGACACGACTGGTTCGAAAGTTGCTGGATCCAGCACAACACCGCTTGACATCAATGGGATGTATGGGCAATAGAATGCTGCTGCATCAGACTCTGATGAACCTTTGTAACCAATCAATACCTTGTCATTTTCAGCATAGGCATTCACATACACTTTCATTGCTGAATTCAATGTACCAACAAACTTGGTGTTTGTAGGTGCTTCGAATGTGCCTTCTGTTGTACGAGCAAATGCACTTGTTGTAGCAGACTGTAGTAGTGTTAGAACTGTTGGCGATACAACTGCCCAGTTACCAGCACCACGACGTGTACGCTGAGCGATCAAGTTAGCAGCACGGTTGATTTGAACAGCTAGAGCAGCGTGTTCGTCACCAACGAATGTAGCAGTACCAGATACAGCAGCTTGGTCATAGGTCAACACTGTTGAAGACAATGTAAACAGACTACGAATAACTTCTTGGTCGATCTCAGCTGTGATCTCTTGTGCAAGAGCAGCCATGATTTCTGCTTCGATGTCAATGCCTTGTTGGGCTTGTGCATCTTGGGCAGCTTCAAATGTCCAGCGAGCTGACAATTTACGTGTCTTAGCTTCAACTGTTTGTTTCAAGATTTGGATGCTTAGTTTGTTACCAGCAACACCTTCTAGTGCAGAGGTAGCAGAAGCTTTACCAGTAGTAGCACCAGAATAACCTTCAGCAATCTTGAATGGGCTCAATGCCTCTTCACCAGCTGTTGTAGAACCACCAACATCTCTTGAAAGTGTATCGCTGTAACGTACACGTAGAGTATGGATCTGACCAACTGGGCCTGTCATTGGTTGTACACCAACGAGTTCATTAGCAATGACCGTAGGCATTACACGTCTGATCACAGGTAGGATCACACGATTTAGTGTTGCAACGTTACCGGCGGATGTAGCACCAGCGGTGGCACTTTCTGCGAGATACTTGCGGGTATTCTCTAGAGTGGTTGCCATTACTGAACGCTTGTTACCTTGTAGGCCTTCTAATAGTGCCTCTTTGGTTTCCGACCAGCGTGACTCGAGTAATTGTGACATTATAGTTCTCCTTAAACTTTTAGTCCCGCAAGCCTGCGGATGTCAAATATCTCAGCGGTTTTTTCTTCTTTACCGCTGGATTGAGGTGCCTGTTTATCGCCTGTAATTTCTTTGCCTTCTGATAGTACTTTCTTCGCCGGTGCTCCACCATTCATTACTGCTGGTAGGTATTTGTCGAAAGCTGTACGTAGCTTTTCTGTTTGTGTTGACTCAAGTAGACTTTTCATGACTTCACGTTTGTCACCAGTTAAAGGATTTAGCAATTCGCTCATAACTTCTTTGCGTTGATTACCTTCTTTGATGACGTGTAGTTCACGTTCTTTCTGTGCTACTTGATCTTGTGCTTCTGCAACCATTTTTGCTGCTTGTTCTAACTCAGATTCACGAGCCAACATAACTTTGAGAAGTTTTGCTGTTTCAGATTTTTCGTTGAGATGGCTTGCAGCATATTCGCTGGCAAATGATTCAAAAATTCTGCGACCAAAGTCGTTTCTGCGAGCTGATTCAATGTCTTCCTTGAGCTGAGTCATTTCAGAACGTAGTCCGTTCTGCACTGTTTCTGCTACTTTTGCGGAAGCTGCTGTGATAAATCCTTTCTTGAGATTGTCAAACTTGGCTCTGCTTTCGCGTACTAATTTTACTTTAGTTTCGGCCAGGTCTTTCTTATCTGTATGGAATTCTGCGATTTCTTTCGCCAGTGCATCCACGATAAAGGATTCTAATTTAGCTACATTGTTTGCAACTGTTTTGCGATCTTCGTGTAGTTCTACCAATTCTTTGTTGAGATTATTAAAGATAAATGATTCCATTGCTTTGGAATCGTCTTTCATTTTCTTAGCATATTTGGCACGGGCTTCGATAAGTCCTTGGCGATCTTCTGCCAATTCACCTAACTCTGCCTGTAAGCGATCTGTTAGCATAGCTTCCACAGCTTCTACCATTGCGCCTTTGTCATGCTCATACTTCTGAGCAAATTCTTCACGTAGTTCAGCAGTTACTTGATCACGGTTTTCTTGAAGTCTGCTTTGCCAAGCAGAGTCAATTTCCGATTTGATTTCTTCGGAAATCACATTGTTTTCAAACAATTGTTTTACGATGTCTAGCATGTGATTCTCCTACTGTTATTTGAGGCCTGAAATTATTTTTTTCAGACTCTCTGCTAAGTACTTCTGTGCCTGTGGATCGCCTTGGACTTCTTTTGCTATTTTAAATGCCTGATAACCGCCTGTGTTATTCATTAAATGTTCGTACACTGGAGTTGGATATGCTCCCGGGGCGCTGGGCTGTGCTACAATATCAACTGTGATAATTTCAAAACCCTTGACATTACCACTGTTGTCAACGTCTCCCGAACCTCTACTCGATACTCCCAACTTCACTCCCGACTGCAACATGGTCTGTACTAATTGCCCCATTGGAGTTGGGATTATTTTAAGTTTTCCGTAGCCGTTAGGACCGTCCATCCACATCTTGGTAATCATATGACTAACACGATCTAGATTGATTTTTAAATCCTGTGGGTGATCTAATTCTCCGCAAACTGAGTATCCACCAGAGATCTGTTCGTTGAGCGTCTTGACAGCCTTGCCAATTTCTTGAGAA